TCCTGCCATACAAAGAAAGGATGTATAATGCAACTCAAAGACAGGATGTATATAAACGGCAGCAAGGTAGAAGAATTTCAATCAAGAAACAAGATTGTGGTCTTTGTTGACAACCAACTCATAGGCAAAACATTCGACGAAGCTTGTAAGGATTTAAGAAGGGCTTTTATGGAAGATGCGGCAATGGTGCCAAGCGGTCTTGAACACCGTGGCGTGTAAAAGCGTACAGGGTTCGATTCTCTGGTCTTCCGCCATAATCTACAGAAAGGAAAAAGGCAAATGACAAAGCAGAAGTTCAGAAGGTATGAGTTCGTAACCGTCGTAAAACAAAACGGCAGCAAGTCAAGTATCAACGGCGGTTTCACCGGGATAATCAGTGGTTCGTATTCTGATAAGTTTGGCGGCATAGGCGTGGATAGTTACGAAATATACCAGCTTGCCGGAGTAGAAACCGGAGACGACAGAGTAGTGAATTGCAAAGCATGGTTCGATGACTGGCAGATAACCGCATGTGTTGTTCAAGACGCCGAACATGCCGCACAGCTAATAGAAACTTATAATTTCGACAACACGCCTTACAACGCAGTGGAGGACGAAGCAAGTGAAGCATAATAAATGCGGTTTTTGTAGTAAAGACCTGCATGTACTCGCACAGGCAGGCAATAAAGTATATTGCAGTATACATTGCATGTTAGCCGCTAATTCAATGAGCAGGTTCCGGGAGCCGTGGTATGTACGAGCACACGACGCCGTTTATAATTTTCTCAGGAGGATGATGAAATGAGAAAATGCCCGCTTTGTAATTCAACTCACTTAGGAGCAGGTATTAAGCTTGATTGGTGTAGCTGCTTTGATTGTGGCCTTAATTTCAATCACGGCAAGCAGGTAATGAAGTTAATATTCAAAATCGAAGCCTTGATAGCGATTGCAAGGTTTAAGCAGAACAGCTCGTATTTTATGAAGAAAGAAGGCAAATATTGGCAGTGACCTGTCTATTGTGCGATCACCTGAGAAACCAAAGCAGTTTCGCCTTTATAGCGTATTTCCAGCTTATTTGCGCAAAGACCGGCGAAGACGTAACCGACGAAGCAATAGAAGACAAAGTTCACCGCTTCTGCCCGCTTAAGGAAAATAAGACTTGACTATAGAAGTTTTTTATGGTATTTACTCTGCGTATACACAGAGTAAATACGATTTACAGTCTTTATAACCCCCCTTGGAGGATAGTCTTATGCGAAAATGGTGTTTTTTAACAATTGTAGTATGGGCGGTCTTAGCCGCTTCTTGTCTTGTTTTCCAGCCCTTCCCCTCAGCTCAAGCAGGCGGTGGCCAAAGAGCATGGTCAGGTACAGCCGGACAACCTGAGCACTTCTATACAGAAGTAGAAAAAGGCAATATTCCCGGCCACAGCATTGTACACAAGTTTGGCCATGGAACAGTTGGAACCACGCTTGCGCCCCTAACTGTAAGCCTTGCCTATCAAACGCCTACTGCCGCTACTGCCTTGGAAATAGTAAGTGACGACACCGCCGATGCACTTGACGACATAGGCTCGTGGGCATATACAGTAACAGGCATTGACGCAAATTATGACGAATTAACACAGAGCGTAGCAGCTCATGCAACCGATGGCCTAACCGCCGTTGCTATACCTACGAGTTTATTAAGGGTTTATCGCTGGGCTGTCAGCGCAAGCGGGACATATGGAACACAAACCGCAGGTAGTCATGTCGGTGCGTTGTCAATTAGAGTTTCAGGTGCCGGAGCTATATGGAGTACAATAGCAGACGTACCGCTACCGCAGGGACAATCGGAAATAGGATGCTATACAGTCCCGGACGGATACAATGCTTTTATCATACAGCAAGACATTGACGTTGACAGTACAAAGTCCGTAGACGTAGTGATTATGTCACGACAGGGAATTGACGTAACATCCAGTCCTTTTACTCCAATAAGAACAGTAGTGCACTACGTTGGAGTAACCGGGCATAACCCTACTGATTTCAAAGCTCCCATGGATAGCTTCCCCGGTAAGACCGATATTCTTTACATGGCCAAAGTGACTTCTTCAACAGCCGCAGTCTCAGTACATTTTTCAATCATGTTAATCAAAGAAGGTTATTAATTAATTTATAAAGGAGACAGAAATGAACTTAGATCATGTGGTAATTAAAGAGTTTGACCCCGGAGAAAATATTGTATACCCGGAGACTGCAACGAAAGGCACGGAGAATCGAAGACCAGCCGACTTGTTCCCGGATGACAAAAACTTCAATATCGGTCTTCCTTATTACCCCGGATTTACCGTTCATCACTTAGAAACCCTTCAACCTGAAATATATTTCCTCAGAGGCCTTATAGAATACAAAGACAAGACGCATATATTCAGCATAAGAGTTGACCTTAATAATTTTGGGCATAAGGACTTTGAAAAGATTATGAACATGGTTATTGACAAAATAAGAAAGGGGACAAAATGAACTTGACAAAACCGATGTATTTGTTTATAACCGTAGCCGTTGCAGTTTATAGTTGCTGCCGTTGCATAAGCTGTATTTGTGCATGGTGCCGGTGTTAATTTTATAGGTCAGTATTGAAAAAAGGAGACAAGCAAGACATGGAAAATATGAATGTAGAGATATACAAATACCAATCAGGAGCATCAATAGCATACCCCGCTACCACCCTCAGCCCAGCTTTACATCTTGACAATTTTGAATTATCACTGCCTGATATATACGGCGACTACATCCACTACGGAGACAACGGCAAGTTCAACGACAGAGGATACAATGTTCACCACATAGAAACCCTTAAGATCGCTGAGCGTTACGTCAGAGGCCTTATTGAACACCATGGAATCACATATGTATTTAGTGCGAGAATGGAAACTCAAAACATCGGAGTTCTTAGCTATAAAAAGCTTGTAGAAGCCGCTATTGAGCACATAGACGATCTCCAAATTTCAAATGCTCTTGCCGGGGAAGAGATAAAGCCAGCACTGCAAGATGTTGTAAAGGAGGAAACAGTATGAACGAGGTATACAACGGTTTCGATTGCAAAAGCACCTTCCACCAAGACCTAATAGCTAAGGAGCAAGCAAAGCAGTCAAGAACAATACACACCGGCGTAGACGCAAACGAAGGCTTTAACGCCATACGTGGTATGTTTATAGGATGTGTAATGGTCGCAGCATTAGCCATTGCCGTAGTTACTGTTTTGGTGCTTATATAATGGCATTGCAAGGGTTAGGGCGGGCGAAAGAAATACAGCAGCAAATGCACGACCAGCTCATAGCAAAACCTCTTGCCAATAAAGTTTCTTACGACGGAGACGGCAGCTTAAACGTGGTAGACTTTGTTCCTGAGAAGCTGTTCAGGTCAACCCAGTCTTTCTCAGCCGCTCTGAATTATGCTCTAAGCCCATTGGGTGAAAAGCCCAACGAAGGTGTTGCAAAAAAAGCAACAACTGAAAAGATAGGACTAAGTATTATCGACGGGGAATTTACATGAAGGATTACTCGTTAGACGAGTTAATTGCAGGTCTGGGAGGCGACTGTTTCCGTGGTTTGTATTACAACAAAACCTTGCTAAATGACGGCCTTTCTCGTATGATGTGGACTGTGACGTTTATCTTAAACAATGACGTAGTTATAACAGAGCCGTGCATAACGCCTGATATAGCTTTGTCAGTAGCAATAACCGCAGTAAAGGAGGCAAAATGAAATTTACGCATTTAGACTGTGACGGATATAAGGAAAGGCACCCGACCCTATGTTTGTTCAATGAGAATAAAAACGTGGTTTACTGCACAGCTCTTGGTAAGTGCGGATTGCGATTGAAAAAGAAAGGTCGGAAATGAGCAACCATCCTTTAAAGGTTATCTATTCAATGCCTATGTGCAGTGCGTGTGAGGCGCTCAAGCAAAAGTACGTAGATGAACACGTCTTGTTTCAAGAACGCAACGGCGACAGACTTAAGAACGACCCCCGTATTTTTGACGACATAGACAAGGAAGCCTTTATGGTTTTACAAATGCAGAACCAAGAATTTCCCGTAGAAGTAGAAATCTGAAAACTACTAATGGATATCGAACTACACACAACAGACGAATTGATTGACGAGTTAAAACGTAGGCACCCAGACGGTGCGGTGATGGCTTTTCAAAACCCAAATCACGAAATCCGGTCAACAGGCAATGACTGGCGAATGTCGTTTATTGGCAATATCCATGTAACATTAAAGCTTGCCAATGTGTGTTTATGGTATCACCAAAATCAAATTATGAAATCGGTTAGGAACCCACAGGGAGGAGAATATGGATTTTGATAGACGTTCTTTTTTTAAAGTATGCCTTGGAACCATTGCAGCGATTGCAGTTGCGGCTATACCAGTATTTCCTAAAAATGCCGTAGCAGCCGCAGTTGAGCCCAGACCTCCTGAGAACGTGAAGTTCGTGGATAACTGGAAGTGCAACGACTACCTGTTTAGGCCGACGATAAAGGATTATATTCCCGGCAAGCCACTAGGTTATTACTTCGACCAGCCCGGACAACTCGAAGCTCCTTCTTGCAATAAATGCTTATTCGAAGACGCCTGTACTTGCAGTGAGGCAGGTTTTGTGAAAGGAACCACGGCACAATGGAAATAGCTGATTGGAATAAATCAACTGGCTGGGCTGTTGACACTATAAGAAACCAGCCCAACTCTAAACCAGAAGGGTATATTGTAAAGTTCATGGTGGAGAATGGCAGGGAGATAAGGATATGTTGTACACCAGAAGAACTAGACAGGCTAAGGCAAGTCTTTGAAAATGTTTTGAAACAGGAGCAAATATGACAGAACAAGTAAGAAATGCGGTGATAGGAATTAAACGGATGGGCGTTATACTTTGGTGTGTAGCTGCAATTACTTTAATTGTATTCTTGAATCTGCATTACGCAGAACCGACAGGAGCTCCATCCATAACCGCAATGACTTTAATAGCCGCACTGGGCGGTGTAGATGTATGGAAGCAAGGGAGGATAAAAGATGGCAAAGGATAAAAAGAAGAAAAAAGAACCCGGTACAGGGCTTAAGATCAACAAGAAGCAAAAGAAAAACTTCGAGAAGTTTCAAGAGGGCTTCCGTAGTAAGTTCGGCATAAAGAAAAAGATTATTTCTCTTGTATTTATTTTCTTGATGTGCTATTCTTCGTCTGCTTTTTGTCAAAGCAATGACGGCTCTTTAAGGTTTCAATGGAACGCAAACCCGGCCAGCGATGGAGTGACTGGCTATAGGATACATAGCGGCCTTACATCCGGAAGTTACGACAGAATTACAGACGTAAAAAATGTAACAACCGCCAAGCTGCCCGGCCTGATAAAGGGCACGTTGTATTTTGCGGTTCTCACTGCTTATGACGCTGCTAACAACCAGTCGGATTACAGCTTGGAAGTAAGTGCCAAGGCTAAAGACCAAGACGCACCCGGTAAACCTGTGATGTTTAAGGAAGTAGTAGGCGTTGTAAATATCACAGCAGGCACCGTGAACTTAATTAGGCCAAGACCTTAATTAATAATTAACCCAAAAACTTAAATAACTCCGCTATGAATGATATTCACGAAGCAGTAAGAGATATAATGGAAGGAATCCCCACTGAGCAACTTAAGATTGACGCTCAGGCACACCTACGTACTAAAATTTTTACTATTATTTTCAGATACAATGCTATAACAAAAGAAGGATTACTAAAAAAGATCAGTGACCTCGACAGGCAGTTATATATTGCCAAGAAAAAAGCAGAGGATTACAGGATTGCAGATGAATACAACAGTGTGGACAAAGCAGGATTTAATAAATAGTTTTATAACTTTTTCAATAAAGGAGAAATGTAGTATGACAACGGATTCGATGGAAAATGTTTTTATGAACAGCCTTGAGTTGTTTGTATCAGAAGCAGCGAAGTACGACAACTTGAAGATTGTCGCCGAAGTAGAAGGTGGGGGCTGTAATGGTTCCGATATCCTTGTGCTTGAGAATAGCGACGTAGCAGAAGACGTTGAAGGCCATCAGATAACCGTTGAGTTACCGGAAATCTTTGCAAAGTGTTACGATTCGAAAACAGTGTCTCGGTTTTTGAAAGTAATAAATTGCGAGGAAAACCCTATTAAATGCTTTGGTGTTACCCGCATTGTAGGGTATTACAGCCGTGTTCAGAACTGGAATAAGTCTAAAATCGGGGAACTCCGAGACAGGCAAGAAGGCCGGTACGGCACGGGTAATCACAACACCGAGTACAAGAAAGAAGCACTGGCGACAGTCAATGCTCTTTAAATTTATTACATAGAGTTGTAAGTTAACCTTTTTTATCACAACCAAGGAGCTTGAGTTTTGAAGAACTTTTATATTAACAACAAAAAATTTACTTGTTTTTTTCTGTTTGTATTGTGGTCTCTTTTCGTCTTTAGCTCTCTTGGTTGTGGTTCCATACAGAAACGCACGGTAGTTACATACGAATCAATAGGCGTGACCCTAGAAACAGCAAAGCCAACATTAATAGCTTTGTGCGCAGGCGGTGTGCTGGACGAAGGCGATTGCATAGCGGCTAGGGAAGCCTTCAACCAAGCAGTGACGGCATATAAGGCCATGGGGGTTGCGGCGGCTATAGCCGTAGACACCGGGGATGATACACAGTACAGAGACTTGGCTATGGAGTTATCGGAATTATTCGTCATCCTCAATAAGTATCTAGCTGCCAGTCAACCTCAATAGGAGCAAAAGCAATGAGCATACCAGTTTCAGTTATAATACCACTGATTGCGCAGTTACTTACTTTATCCTTAAAAATTGCTGATATAATTGATCGAAGTGACAGTGTAAACGCAGACGACAAAGCGGCTATGAGAGCCGCAATAAAGAAAGCGAGTAACCGTGTTACTTACTGGAATAAGGACGGGTCTTAAAATGTTTGGACAACGAACAAGGGACTTAATAGTAGAGACCGCTACGATTGTAAAAAGAGTAGACAAAAGCCTTGATGCCCACAACAGAGACAACGAAACAAAGTTCGAAGGTATCCATCAACTAATTAAGGACTGCCATGAAAACTGTCCGGAAAAAGACAGGTTCGAAGACCATACAAAGGCTCAAAACGGCACTCTGTTGAGGATGGAAAAGAAATACGATAAATTTTTCCTCGAACATCAAAGCGAGCTTGGCGGAGTAAAAAAGAAAGTAAATACGATGATAGTCCAGAAGAAAACCAAGAGGGAAATCCTAAGTACTTGGCTGGTATACTTTACCATAGCCGGGATTATACTTGGCTCTTCCTTTGGATATCTAAGATATAAAGCGAACTGTGATAAGATGGAAAATGTAAAAATAGAAAAAATGTTGGAAAAAATATTATCAAAATAGTTGACAAGTGCTTATATAACTGATACATAGTATATAATACCAAATGGGTCATTAAAAAGAAAAGGGGTAATGTGAAGTATGAATGGGGTAATAACAACGAGAAGTTAACCCTTACCGCAGGGAGTGAGTGCGGTGGGAAAGTCAGTAAAGATTTTGATAAGTTTACTTTACATTTAATAACAAAGATGGTATGCGATATTCATTACTTAAAAGTTAATATGGCAAAAAGAGTTGCGGAAGCACAAAGACAGAACGCAGAAACTTGCGAGGAACTGGCAAGGATTAAAGATAAAACGATTGTTGGATGGATAAGAAGACACATTTTTTAATGTAAAACTTTAGCAATAACTATAGGCTAAGCCGTGCAGGGCTGCACCCCCGCATGTCTTGGCCTTTTTTATTGCCATAATTTTAGGTGTCATTGACACCGATATGAGGCCTATATGGAAGACAACTGGAAACACAAAAGCGAAAATATGCGATGTAAGGCTTGCATGTATTTCGTCATTAAAAGAGATACTCAGATAGGCCGTTGCAGGCGTAACGCACCTACTATGAGCGGGTGGCCTGTGATGTATACGATGGATTGGTGCGGGCAACACAAACTAGACGAGAGTAAAATATAATGGAATCGACAATAGAAATAACAGACGAAGAACTTGGAGTGGTCGAGACTGATATGGACGCAAAGCGTAAAGCCATGAGGGAACGCCTTGCTAATGACTACCTCTATTATGCTCCACGCTGTCATAAAATAACAAACAAGCAAGGGCAATTGGTACCGTTCAAACTGAATGAGTCTCAATTATACGTTCATAATCTTTTGAAGAAAGAGTTGGAGCGCAAAGGATACATCCGAGCTATCATGCTTAAGTGTAGGCAGTGGGGCGGTTCCACGTTTGTTGAATCGTGGTTTTACCACAAAATCAGTTATAGAAAAGGTAAACGTGCTGTGATTATGACAGAGGCGGATTTGAGCCGGGATAACTTATTCAACATGGTGAAGACGTTCCACGAAAACGCACCGGCGGCTGTGAGGCCACAAACCAGAGCCAGCAATGAAAAAGCACTGATATTTGACACGCCAAAGGGTAGCGGTGAAAGCGGGCTGAAAAGCAGGTATGACGTAAAAACGTGTGAGTCCAAAGGTGGGCTTGGTATTACAACGCACTATATCCATTTATCAGAATATGCTTTCTTTAAAGACAGTGCCCTTAATACCGTGGCCGGACTTCTGGAAAGTGTGCCTTCTGAATACCCGGCAATACTTGGAACTCAAGTTATAATGGAATCAACGGCAAATGGAGTCGGCGGCATCTTTTATAACACATGGAGAGACTCAGAAGCACAAGAAGCAAAGGGTAAAGACCCTGATTATCTCAGGATATTCATTCCTTGGTTCTACCACAGTCAGTACAGTAAAATTCTTACAAACGAGCAGAGACAGGAAATTAAGGACAGTTTAGATGATGACGAAGAATGGCTACTTAAACAGGAGCTTCCAAGCGGCGCAATGGTCTCGTATGAACAGTTGGCATGGCGACGATGGAAAATCAGTACGATGTCGGCACCGATGGGTTACACAAAGGAGGAATTTTTCCGACAGTGGTATCCTGCGACTTCCGAGGAAGCTTTCATTTATTCCGGCAAACAAGTATTCCCTGCATCCGATCTCAGGAACGCTAAGGAGGATTGTTTTGAGCCTTTATTCGTGGGCGACTTCAATATGCACAATGGCAGGTTTGAAGCCGAACCAAAGGGTATGCTCAAGATATGGGAAAAACCCATACCCGGTGCTAAATACGTCATTGGCGCAGATGTCGCTGAGGGCTTAATCCAAGGCGACTTTACATGCTGCGATGTTCTCAAGCTGCCTTATGGTGAACAGGTAGCGCAAATACACGGCAAGATAGACCCGGATACATTTGGTGATATCCTGAACTATTTAGGTCGGTATTACAACAAAGCCTTGATGGGCGTGGAAGCTAACAACCACGGGCTGACGACTATAACTACTCTTAAGAAAGCTAATTACGCTAACCTGTACCAGAGAGAGAAGTTAGACAGCCATGGAGATGGTAAGAAGCAAAAACAGGCCGGATGGCTTACGACTAAGAAATCAAAGTATAAAATAATCGACGGATTGCGAAGTGCTCTGCGAGACGGTGAGTGCGGTGTTGTTAGTAAAGATACAATTAAACAAATGGGAGAGTACACCATCCATGAAGGCGATAGCGGCACCTGTACTTATGGTGCAAAGCTTGGCTGTTTTGACGATTTGGTTATAAGCATGGCAATCGCTCTTGAAATGTTGTACACAATTCCTAAAGCAAGGAACCAAAGAGATGAAGGAATAAAGAAAAATAAAAGCAAAAGAGCTAATTACGAATCTGCGGCTGATTATATAGCTAGGAGTAAAAATTAATGCCTGAAATAAAAGACAAAGACAAGGTTAAAATACCTATAGTTGAGATTAATGACGAGTCGGAAATATATGCGTTAGGCGCAAAGCTGTATAAAAGATTTACTTATTGGCGTGACCGTAAGCGTAAAATAGAAGAACAATGGCTGAAAAACTTAAGGGCTTATAACTCTGTATATGATGCAGATGTAAGAGCGCAGTTCGACCCAAATGGTTCTACTCAGTACATAGGCATTACCAGAATGAAGACAACGGCGGCGTATGCAAGGCTTGTGGATATTTACTTCCCGGCCAGTGGCCATAAGTTCTGGGGCATAAAGCCTACTCCTTATCCTGTGCTGAATAATGAGATATGGGACGAGGAGGACTTTATAGACGAAGAATCCGGGGAGAGATTAACAACAGAAGAAGTACTTACAGAAACAACCAGTAGGATGTCTGAGAGAATCAACGACCAATTGGTTGAAGGCGATGCAGATGCTCTTATAAGAGCTGCTATTAAAGACGCATGTACCTTTGGTTCCGGAGTTATTAAAGCCGGGATGGTAAAGGTAGAGCGTAAAAAGAATTGGGTGCAAGGCATTGGTGATTGGGAGTTAGTGCAGGAAGACCATATTGTTCCCGGAATGTCTCAGCCTTCCCCGTTTGATGTCTACTTTGACATAAACGCTAATAGCGCCGATAATTCTATAGGCACCTATGAAAGACATATTTTAAACAAGGAAGAAATAAGAGACCTTAAAAACTCCACTGGGTTTAGAGAAGACGTCATAGATGATTTAGTAATAGACTACCCGAATGGAAATCACAATAGAGAACACCATGAAATAGAAAGACAGTCCCTTGGTAATATCCAGCATTTCGACAGTAGCGGGTATTACGAAGTCCTTGAATACTGGGGATACGTGGACGGGCAAGACCTTAGAGATGCCGGTTTCGATGTTGGCGAAGACCAGTTAAAACAGGGGTACCAAGCTAATGTTTGGATATCCGGGCATAAAGTAATAAAGATACTCATAGACGAAAGCATTAACAAGGGCAAGAAGTACTTTGTATTCCCGTATGAGCAAGTCTCTAATCAGCTATGGGGTGTTGGGGTGCCAGAGATAATGATGGACTCCCAAGACGTGCTTAACGCCGCTTTCCGAAGACTTTTAGATGATGTCGCAATGACCGGGAACCAGCTAGAGATAAACGTTGACAGGCTTGATGACAGGTCTGTTAATAACGCCAATAAAATTAAGCCGTGGAAGATATGGTATCGCAGCGGTGGAGACGAAGCATATAATGCAATAACGGTGCATAAAGTACCAAGTATGGGTAATGATCTCATACAGATCATTATGATGGTAAGGAATTTCATTGATGACGAAACAAATCTGCCATCTTTGATATCTGGACAACCGACTCAAGAAAGTACTCCCGGAGCGGAAACAGCGAGTGGTATGTCTATGTTGATGGGAGCAGCACAGGTAGTTATCAAGTCGGTTGTAAAAAATATAGACGATTTCCTCGTAAAGCCTTTGATTAAATCGTATTACAACTTCAATATGGATTGGAGCGATGACGACAAAATAAAAGGCGATATGAAAATCAATGCGCTGGGCTCTAGTATATTAGTAGCCAAGGAAGTACAGAGCCGCCTTATGACGGAGTTCTTAAGTATAACCGCAAACGAATTTGATATGCCGCTTGTAAAGCGTCCCGGAATATTACGTAAGATAGCTAGGAATATGGGCTTGGACGAAGAAGACATCAAGACCGATAAAGAAATAAGGAAAGAGCTTAATACGCCAGACCCGCAGGAAGAAAGAATAAAAGAGCTGGCAATTGAAAAAGCTGAGCTTGAAAATGCGGAATTACGAGCCAAGGTAGATGTATTGAACAGTGAGGAAAACAAAAACAATTCCAAGATAGAATATGATAAAGAGTTCCTCCGTCAGAGAAGAATAGCACTGGCAGAGGATATCAAGGAAAAGCGGAAGGTAAACCGTGAGAAGCATGAAGTAGACATGGTAAATGCAAGGAAGGAAAAGAAAGAGGAAGGAGGCAAACCAAGTAAAACAGCAAAGGCAAAACCAGTTAAAATTTTAAATAAGAAGGGGTAAGAGATGGGCAAACATCTTGGAGAAGAAGAAGCAAGGGCGGTGCTTGTACTGAGTAACGACCCGAATTGGCAAATATTCAAAGCGTATGTTCAGAGGAAATACATAATAGCCCGGAACCAATGTGAGACGACAAATAGCGATCACAGGTTCTTTCAGGGCTGTGCTTTAGAGCTCAAGGAATTGGCAACTATTGAGACAAAAGCGGCAAACATTTTAAGCGGAGTTTAAAAGGAGAGTGCATAAATGTCACCAACAAAAGCTACAGAAGAAGTAATTCCTATGGTTGATACAGTCAGTCAAGCCATAGTTGATTACGCAACAAAAGAAGACGCTGAGGCAAACAAGCTATTCTATGAACACCAAGGCTTGCAAGAGGACGGTAAAACTCCCCTTGACGAAGAGCCTCCAAAAGAAGAACCTAAAAAGGAAGAAGAACCCAAAAAGGAAGAACCGGCTAAAGAGGAACCTAAAAAGGAAGAACCGGCAGTAGGCGAGGAAGACTTAACGAAAGACCTTACGGTTGAAAATGCGACCAAGAGGATAAGTGCGGCTCAGAACAAAATGCACACCAGCAATAAAAGTGCTAAAGATGCCGTGGAAGAACAGAACAGGCTTAAGAAGGAAAACGATGATCTCAGGACATTGGTAGACCAAAAAGCCACTGAGGCTCCAAAGTCAGACCCTATAAACAAGGAAAAAGAAGAAGTTGACACTTCGCTAAATCAGACAACGGAAGAAATCGACAGCGACCTTGAAAAGCTAAGACAGGAATATCCTGAAATAGCAGAGCCTATGATTAAGATGATGCAGAGGCAGGCAGCGCAGAATAACGCCTTGCAGGAAAGGCTTGATAAGCAGGAAGAAAGAGAGAGGAAAAGAGATGAAGACGCAAAGGTAAGTAAAGAGAATAATCATTACGAGACCATTGCAGCCGCACATCCAGATTTTGGCGAAATATCCCAAGAACCGCTATTGGACGAATGGATTGAAGGACTCGACTCAGTAGAAAGAATTGGGGCACAATCTATCCGTAACAACGGTAAAACAAAAGACGTAATATCATTACTGACGAAATTTAAAAAGGCCAATGGCTACAAACTTCCCGGTGGTACCGAAACGCAAAATGCTAAGTCCGCCGATTCGAAGCTTGATAAAGCCAAGAAGCTACAGACCCCTCAATTTAATAAGGCTAAAGAAGTAAACACAGATGACAAGCCTATTTTGTTCACGCAGGCGCAGATGCACGCTTGGACTGAAAAGGAGTGGGCTGAAAATGAAGGAGCAGTAAACGAAGCCATGAGAAATGGACAAGTTCGTTAAGCAGTAGTTGTATGATTTAGAGATAAGAGGCCGTGAACACCTTGCTTAGGCAAGCCATGATTCCCGAATTGATCTAAAGTGAAAATTGATAATATTTTTTTAACTTAAGATAAAGGAGGGCTTAGCTATGCCTAGAAATGTTCCAGTATCAGCCGGATATAATAACCTACCTAACGGTTATTTTATACCGGAAGTTTGGAGTAGAAAGCTCCAAGCTAAATTTTATGCAACCACAGTATTTGGTGCGATAAGCAACAACGACTGGGAGGGTGAAATCCAAGGACAGGGTTCCAAGGTTATCATCCGTAAAAGGCCTACCATCGTGGTAAGTGATTACCAAGTTGGTGGAACTATTAACTATCAGGACTTAACAGATGAAAAGCTGGAACTCTTGATAGACAAAGCGAAAGTTTACGCTTTCAAAGTCGATGACATTGACAAAGCTCAGTCTGATATCAGCGTAATCGACGAAACTACTCTGGATGCCGCAGAGCAGACTAAGATCACAATTGATATAGACGTGCTTGCGAACATCTACACAGATGCGACAAGCTCTCTTGCTTCTACGGTAATCACAAAGACTAACGTATTAGAGTGGATTGTCGATGCAGGCACCGAGCTTGACCAGCTTAACATCCCAGTCGAAGGCAGATGGTTGGTAATTACGCCTTGGATTGCTGGAATGATTAAGAAGGGTGATTTGAAAGACGCTTCTCTGTCAGGTGACTTAACCTCGGTTATCAGGAATGGTAGACTTGGTATGATAGATAGATTTATGATCTATGTATCTAACAACATAGCACTTACAGGTGTCGCCGCAACTGGTACTTTCCACTGCATCGCAGGTACGAGGGATTTTGTCTGTTTCGCTTCTCAGTTCGTTAAGACTGAAACGATCAGATTGCAGGATACTTTCGGAGACGCTATTCGTGGATTGAACGTGTATGGTTACAAGGTAACACACGAAGATTCAGGTGTTTACATGCCAGCGAAAAAAGCGTAAGCTTGACTTATTTTATTCTTTACTATATAATCTATGTCCTGCCCCCATTGAAACCATAGGGGGCAGGACAATATTTCTAACAGGAGGTTTAACAATGGCTAATATAGACTTAACCCTTGGTGGCACAACTGGTGTCTCTGAGACTGCGGCTAGAAAGCAGATGGTGTTTAAAAACACTATCGACTTTTCTATTTCTGGAAACGAGTTAGTTGCTACGGATATCGGGCGTATGCTTAATATTCCGGCAGGTTTCTTTATGCACACTTTTGGAGTCCGTCTGGACGTTGTTCAGGGTGCGGTTGCAACTTGTGTATTCGGTGACGCTACCGCCGCTAATGGCTGGATAGCTACGTCTTACGACCTTGACGGAACCGCTCTTGATACTTCATTCTGCTTGCCGGGTGATACTTTCCCAGCGCTTGGCGGTAAGCTGTATCACGTTGCAGATACAATTGACATAGACCCCGGCCACGTTGTTGATGCTGCGGTAATCACAGTATTTGCGGCTGGGTTTATGGTAGAGTAATCAGCAATAAAGAACTACTTTTCTTAGCCAGTCTCGATAGTGTATGGGACTGGCTAAGCAACCTTAAGATCATGGAGATTTTGTATGCCCAATATAAACCTAACTCAAACCAACACAACTGGCGTTGTAGACGGCTCAACTGGAAGGGAAATTGTATTTATAAACACAATTGACTTTTCCACCGCCGCCAACAACTTGATTTCTACTGATATTGGCCAGATGATTCTTCTCCCGGCTAAGTTCTGGATGACTACATTCGGTATCAGGCTTGACAGGGCTCAGGGTGCAACTTGCACTGCGGTATTTGGTGATGGAGATGGCGCCAATGACTGGCTTGCGACTGCCGTTGACCTTAACGGTACACCCGGAGCTTTCTTCCAGTCTGGTAAGATTCAGGCAGCAGCAACGCCCGACACTTTCCTTGATTTGTACCATCCGGGAAAGTATTATCCCGATGTTGATACAATAGATATCGACCCGGCTCATACCGTAGATGCCGCACAGATAACAGTGTTCGCAAAAGGCTTTATGCTGGGGTAAACTCAGGGGAGCAAACAAGGGGTGGACATAGAATTTTGCCCACCCCTTGCCCCGTATTTTTTTTAATCTTTTCACGGAGGCAGGAAATGCACAAAGATTTAACAAACCATGAGTTGTATATTTCTAATCAGTTATCAGTAGACCCAGACGAAGGCACTGTTGAGGACATAGTAAACGACCACAGGCTTTCCAGAGTAAAGAAGGATATTCCGGAAGAAGTAGAAATTAAGTTTCTACGTCATCCAAAAACTGGAACTGTATTCTCGGTTAACGATGCAATAATCAAGCAGAAGCATCTCATACCTTGTGATGAAACAGGCAAGGCAGTATATGACAACAGGCAATTCAATAGATTTAATTAATTTTATATTTTCAAAGTGGAGGTTGTAAATGGCAAAAGACGACGTATTTGAAATGGGCGAAGGAAAGAAGCCGGAACTTGAGCCGGTAGCACCAGAAGACATAGAGAAGATAGGCAAGCTAAACAAGGAAGCATTAGCGGTACTTGCTAAAAAGAAATTCGGACTCACTCTTAATCTCTTAAAGCATATAGGCATCATTCGTGGTGAACTTATAATGAAAGCGCAGGTAGCCCTTGGGGAAATAGCAGCAGATGAATACTGCGATGAAGAGACTCGCATAGCAATTGAAAAAATCATCCCTCGCTACCTCAAGCATCCTAAAAACGGCAGAGTCAACTCGTCAACCCCCCAGCTTTTAAAGAGGGGTGATTTAATACCTTGCACTGCGGACGGTACGCCGTTGCGCTCACATGAGTATTACATCCCGGATGACAAGCCTAAAAATAATCCAAACAGCAATACTGAAATGGAACGTGTTGCCGCTGGGATGGAAAGGCAAATAGCTAGGTAAATGACAAAAATTATAGAGTGGAGACAGCCGGTATTATCGGAGCTTCCGGTAAACGAAGACATATTCGTAGAGAAGTTCTTAATGGAAGGTATTCAAGAGCTTTGCCGGAAAAGCCAGTGCTTCACCGAAGACATCGCCGATACGTCGGCAGCAGGCGTGCCAGTACACACATTGGTAGCTGTAACCGCAGACTCGATGGTGGTTAAATTCTTGCATGGCAAGTACTTGAATAAGATACTTGATAATAAAACCATTGGCGAGATGAAGCATCTCAATCCGCAATGGGCAATAAATACTGGCACTCCGAACTATATTGTTTATGAAGGCGGAAACACTGTTCGCTGGTCTAAGATACCAGACAAGACCGGGGATGATGTAACATTTACTGTTTCGTTAATTCCTACCAGTATTACAGACAGTGATATTCCACGACAAATAGAAGACGAACACCTTGAAACAGTAAAGGATTATGTTAAATGGAAAATTTACATGATGCCTATTCCTGCTTTATTCAACGAAAAGCTTGCATTACACCATAAAAAAGAGTATGAAGGTGGTAGGAGTAAACTAAGAATATCTGTGCTTACCGGCTTTTCCGGAAATTCTCAAGCACAGCAAGAGAGATTTGTATAAAGGATTCTTATGAATTTAAGCGAAATAATAATAGCGGCTCAGAACCAAGCAGATGAAGTCTTAGACAAACCAGATTTATTATGGACTGAGGCTGAGTGGACTGAGTACGCTAATGATGCGGAAAACGAAGCGTGTATTCGTGCTAATATCTTAATAGACAAGACCTCTGCTTTGGCCACAATTGCGGTTATTTCCGGTACAGCTACTTACAGCATAGACGAAAAAATTCTTCTTATAAAGCGTGCTAAGTTGTTAAGCGGTACCGAGCCGTTGGTCAAAACAAGTCGTCGTGTTTTAGATGCGACCTATTCTAACTGGGAAGTAGATACAGGCACGGTAAGGAGCTGGCTCCCGGACGATACGAATAAGATCACCTTATATAAGAGTCCGATTGCAAGCGATACGCTTTCGTTGATGATATCAAGACTTCCCCTTGAAGCGATGCTACTTGCGGACAAACTCATAGTGTCTCCGGAAATAGACACACAGTACCATTTGGGACTGATTGATTATATGCTACACCGGGCGTATTCGAAGCAGGACGCTGAGACTTTAGACCTTGGCAAAGCAAAGGAACATCTGGCAAGATTTACTAAGCGGTTTGGGGAAAGACCGAGTGCGTCAATAATAAATACTTAATGCCCTACAGAGACCCTGAGAAGCAAAGGGAGTATAAGAGGAAATGGAACAAAAAGAATGGCCTGAAAATAAAAGGCTATATTACTGAATTTAGAAAAGATGGGTGCTTAAGATGTAATGAGATTGACCATGATGCTTTATGCGCTCACCACCGAGTCCCAAAGGATAAAGAGTTCAGTGTTAGTAGATTATGGAAAATAGGGCTTTCCGTAAAAAGAGTCTTGAGGGAGTTGGAGAAATGTGATTGTCTTTGTTTGAATTGTCACGCTAAACTGCACGGAAGGCTTAGGAGGGAACAAAATGGTAGCACGTAACTACGAACCAGATAAGATATGCAACCTCTGCAATAACCCATTCAAGCTTGCAGAAGGCGGCAGTGAGGTAGTGATAGGCGGTGTGGAGTCAGCTCTTTGCGGTATGTGTTACGATGGCATGACAGTAATCATAGCAGAAGACGAACCAGACATAACCGTTGCTTGCCCTAAATGTGACTATGAAATGGGAATAAAGATAGAGGTAATTGATGACTCGTAATATCGACATATCTTCTGGGAGCTTCGAAATAGGAACGGTTTCCGGTATAAACAACGTCGTAGACCCCGCAAGGATGGAGCCGCACCAACTCGTATATGCTTATAACATAGACATTTCCGACAAAGGCAAACCTTCTAGTAGAAGCGGCAGGACAAAGAAAGTCACGCCATCCGGTGTAATACACAGCATGTATGGCGACAACAAGATGTGCTTCTACGTTGAAAACGGAGTTCTTAAAAGGCTCAATGAAGATTATACAAGTACGGTATTGCGTACAAATGTAGCCAATTACCACATGAGCTATGTAGAGGTAAATGATAAGTACTACTACTCAAACCCGTCTGTAATAGGATACGTAGCCAACGGAGTAAATACTTTATTCACCGCACCTACGGAAGAACATAGGCATATACCGCTGCCCGGCCAACACATAGAGTATTACAACGGCAGGCTTTACATTGCAAGAAACGAAACTCTTTGGTATACCGATGTAAACTATTTTAACCAAGTAGACAGGCGATATAATTTCATTGAGTTTGAAAACGAAATAACCATGCTCAGAGCCGTGGATGACGGAATGTGGGTTTGCGTAGGCGATATAAACCGGCAAAATACATATTTCATCCAAGGAGCCGTCAGGGAAGAATTTACACGTAGAAGCTTTGCAAATTACGGATGTATAGAAGGTTCCGACGTAACCATTAAAGACGGCAGTAAGGTAGGAGAAGGGCTTAGTGGCACAGTTATTATGTGGGCTTCGGACGGCGGTATTTGCATAGGAGCCAATAGCGGCAGATTTATAAATATAACACAAGGCAAGTTCAACACCCCGGACAAGAGATTTGGAGCAGGGCTTTTCCGGGAGCAAAATGGTTTAGCTCAATACATCACAACTTTATGGGAGTAAGAAAAATGGCATGCAAAGGAAAGAAGCACGGCAAGGGCAAAGGTAAGAAGTAATGGATAGTCCTCCGGTAAAAACCGTGGTTGATTGGGCAGAGGAACCGAAAAACTTCAAAGCTAGAAAGCAAATGGTGGACGGCAAGGAGATTCTTGTCATCGACCCTATCGTAGAAGAAATAACATTACCAGACGGCAGGCAGGATGTAATAGTACATGCTCCGTCACTTGAGCTGATTAAGCAGTTTAAATCGGCTCATAACATCGAGTAACACATAGATACGTTTGACTTGCGACTCTTGGATATTCCAACCGCAAAACTCTCAGATTGATGCTAAGTGAAAAAAGACTAACTTTTTAACAACATCTAATCAGGAGGGCTAATAATGGCCAGTGGAATATACGAGAGATTCAAAGCAAATGTACTCAACAAGGAAGTTGACCTTGAGGCAGATACTATTATAGTTATGCTAATGGACAACTCACACGCTTTTACAGCAACTCACAATGTAGTAGGAGACGTTGATACCAACGAACTTCCGACAGCCGGGGGCTATACGCAGAAAACAAAAGCCTTGACAACAAAGGCAGTTACGCAAACTGCAACCACAAAGTTTGATGCCGATGATACGGCTTGGACTTCCGCTACATTTAGTGCATATCACGCAGTACTTTATGATGACACCGTAGGAACTGACGATCTTGTTTGTTCATTTGATTTTGGTGGAGTTAAAACCGTTACCGCAGGAACTTTTACAATCCAGTGGCACGCAAACGGTATTATAACATTAACATAATATCTACTACATCAATTAACATTTAATTTCGGAGGTACAAAATGTCGTTAATACTAAGTACAGGATTAAGAAATGGGATGCTTGACACATCTCCGTTCAAAACACTTTTAGACGCAAGCCGGGTAAAGATATACTCAGGTGTTGCCCCTTCTTCCGCAGATGACGCAGAAGGCACTTTACTTGTAAGTATTGGTTCTGATGCCGGTGACACACATTGTCACTTCTTAGCCGCCGCCGTTGCGGGAGTGCTGAGTAAAGCCGCAGATATATGGAGTGGAGTAGCCGGTGCAACTGGTACTGCTTCTTATTTCCGATTAGTAGTAAACACAGATACAGGTGTATCAAGCGCTACTGAAATAAGACTGCAAGGAACCGTTGGTACCAGTGGTGCTGATATTAACATGTCTGGTGTTACTATTACATCCGGTGCGACTCAGACTATTGATACTTGGGACTTGACTCAACCCGCTAGTTAAGGAGAGCTTTATGAGAAGCAAGGCTCCCCGTCTGATTTTGCAGGGCGACACACGTAGAACAAAAACATGGATACCGTGGGCTCAGAACTGGCTTGACAGAATGAAGAACACACTCGGACAATCCGTGCCGATAAATAGGTCGGCATGGGTTGTTTCGCCACGTCACAGTAAGTCTTATCAAAAAGGCGGTGGTATAAGAGTCCATGTCGGTTCTGTACAGGGTATTGATACCATCCGTATTTTCGCTCAGCCAATAACAGCAGGGTGTATTGACACCGCCAAGTTTACCATTACTCTTATAGATGGACTATACGTTGAGATTACCACAGCAGAAGATTTGTGTTTTAATAAATTCCTTGTAAATTGGGGAGATAACCAAAACGCATTTCTCAATGCAGTTACTCCCGGCGACCCTATAGCATCACATACTTACGAAAGACCCGGAAATTATGATATAACATTAACGGCATATACCCCCGACACAGAGAATAGCACTATGGCAGTAGATGTTCTTTGGGATTTGAATTACGATGGCAATAGATATGTTCCTTTTAGTTTCGCAAGCAATGCCGACTGTTGGGGTCTGTATTCCGTAGACCCTTATGACTTCTGGCTAGAAGAGCCCTCACGGCAGTCGTGGTATGCAGCAAGGTACCTCCTATCGTTTCCTATTTGGGCTTACTGGCAGACTAGAGCAAGATTCAATGTCGATTTAAGCGTCTTTGCCGGGCACCCTTCATTAACCACGGGAAAATGCTTTATGTATATGCAAGGAGCTTTTACGGCGTATATCGCCTATGACGATGACGCCGCCTCTAAACCAAGGATGCACTATTACTCAGGCAGCGACATGGGTATGACTATGTTTGAATCAAAGGATGTGCCATATACGACGTTTCAAGAAATCGGTTCAATGGTGGACAACACCACCCCTATGGTACCTACTACATTTGGATTGTTAGACCAATATCAATCTGAACCAGCAATCGCACCGCCGCCTATCTTGCCAGACCCGCTAGGGCAGAGTGATTGGGATGTAAATTTTAGGTGGAGCGGGTGGAAACAGTGGGATTTTCTGTCGATACCAAGTGGAAATGTAAAAGTGCTTCTACAGCCATATGACGAAATAAGAACAAAAATATTACCAGTTACAGTAGCTTAAAGGAGTAAAATATAAATGGCGTTAATAGATACACCGTGGACTGGGCTCGAAGGAAACAAGTTATATCTACAAAGCGGTACGTTTACATCTGTTCTGAAAACCAGTGAAGACATCAGTTTTTGGGAACTTAACTCAAATGGTATATCATGGGATGGAATAAATACCCCATGGTGTGGGAATGTCAACAGCGACTTGTACCTACAGAGTGGTCAGTTTACCTCAGTGATGAAGGACAGTATCAACGTCCTTGCCATTGACTTCGTATCGGATATATCGTGGGATGGAACGCATACCCCATGGTCTGGCCAGACCGCTAATAAGTTGTACCTACAGAGTGGCCAGTTTACCTCAACGATGAAAACCAGTTGGGATGCTAGTGGTATTGATACAAACCCAAACGGTTTATCATGGGATGGAATCAACACGCCATGGACTGGAAACGGTGGCCGGAAGCTATATCTGCAATCAGGGCAATTTACCTCAACGATCAAGGATAGCCTAGATATCCTTAGTATTGAGTCTAATTCTTCTGGTATAACATGGAATGGAACCGACACTGCATGGTGTGGGTACAGTGGAGACAAGCTATATCTGCAATCAGGGCAATTCACATCTACCATGAAGACGAGTGAGAATGTATCTGCCATTGATACTTCCCCACAGGGCATAGAAACAAACGATGTGGATGCTAGGCTTGGTACTTCAGACCCGGATGCCACTGTAACACCAGACGCTTTGGAGCATGACCCGTCTATAGTAATGCCCGAAGATGCAGTTGTGACACCGGATGCCTTAGCACTTACAGGAGTATTTGAAACACCAGTAGTTGTAAACGCACAAGATGCGATAATCGACAGCGAGCTCTCAGCAGCTTTTTCATTACATACTCCAACTATTGTAATTACTTCACTGTCTGTATTCCCAGATGAAGTAACAATGGGCTTAACGCTTCACGCACCGTCTATATCCACATTTGCAACAACCTTTATGGCCTCGCTGCCTGTGTTGACACTAAGCGCAGAGAGCTATCACCACATGAGCTTTGCTTCATCGTTGCCAGTACTGTCTTTGAGTGCGACTTTGATTTCCGGATATGTTAATAATTTCGCCAGCAAGTTGCCTGTACTGACTGTTTCTGTAAGGATGGGTACGAAGGTAGAACATACCCTGCCACTCCTTACGTTATCCGCAACACTTACAAGCACAGATACAGGAAGCCTCGCCAAGACATTGCCGCTACTGACGTTGAGCGCAACCCTGACAGTGGGAAATGCAATTATATTTGCAAATACATTACCGACGATAACCCTAAACGTATCATTTAAAGTCGGCGGCCTTCACGGCTTTGCAAGTACATTGCCTGTGATGACCTTAAACGCTTATTTAGTATCAGGCGGAGCAGGAGGTACACTTGTTAAAAGTTTACCATTGCTAACACTGGTAGCTTCTGGGTATAATTCCGATAACTTAACTTTCGCTAAAGCATTGCCAGTGCTAACACTTAATGCTTTTATGACAAGTTACAATACTAGAATAATTTAATTTTTTAGATAAGGAGTAATGAAAGATGGCAGACAGAGATTTAGTACCTTTAAGAATTGAAGTAGGAATTGACCCTACAAATGGACATGCAGCATATCCAAATTTCAACCTTATATCATCCGCTGCCCGTAAAGGTATGGATTGGTCTAAGTATTTAGACGTTCACGGCGGCGGTATGCAGTACGACAAGACAAGCGGGCACAAAGACGATTCAGCGGAATCCCCTTACGGCAAGCAGACATGCTGTATATCTGTGCCTCAAGACTTTGCGACAGAAGCCCTAGAGTTATTCCCCAGCACAGTAACCGAAATGACTCCGGTTGAGTTTGAGATTTTTTACGACGTCAAAGCCCATGCACACGAACCAGACGAAGAGATTGATACAGACAGGATTAACGGTTTAAACGCACAGAGAAGCTTAATGGTGGCTACGGAGAAAACCATGGCAGACACCGATAGAATAGCAGAGCTTGACGTTGTGGTGAAAAAAGCATTAGACCCATTGGATGGTACCGAAGCGGGAGTCAAGAAGAACATGAAGAAGAGATGGGCTGATGTAAAAACAACAATCGGCGTTAA